TTTTCATTTATACTTATACCCAGAAATAAAATTGTCTTTGGCATTTTTTGGAGTTGTGTGTGTGATATTGTGGTATCGGATCTTTTTACCCCCAGGGTGAGTAGGATTGGAGTGGTGGTGTCGGATCTTTTTACCCCCAAGGTGAGTAGGATTGGAGTGGTGGTGTTTCTTTTTGTGGTGATGATGATGGTGATGATGATGATGGTCGTGTTGTCGTCGATGTCTTTTACTCTCCTGACTAGCAAATGTCTCAAGGCCGGGTTGCGTGGCTGATAATACTGTGATTAACAATATTCCTAATAGGAGGTTTCCAACGATAACCATAGTTGATAATGTTCTCATTATAATTATGGTTAGAAATAGATATCAAGATGTCTAAAAGTAGCGGGGGGCATATCTGGGGCCTGGATAATAGGGGCGGCGTGCTGGGACGACTATGACATTTGCGCCATGGGGTTGGGCATGGTGTCTAGGGTGTCGTCTATGTCTACCCATGTTTGTAGCTCTTACGAGGAGATAGGCGAGGATAACTACACCGACGAGGAGTAATACTTCTGAATTCTGCATCTATAGAGTAGGGAGAGATTTTATGCTAGGGTTGTATTTTACGATGAAGACATTGTAAAATATGAATGATAATGTGAAACAATTAATTGGAGTAAGCAAGACCACCCATGCCACTCATTACGCGCAACACATTGTAGTTGGTAGCGTAGACACGGACCTTGGCAGTGTCGTCACCCCCAATGGCATTGGTGGAGAGAACAAGCTGAAGGGTCGCGTTGTCGATTCTGGAGAAATTGCAGGTTCCAGATGGCTGGTGCTCCTCAGGACGCAGGGCAAACGAGTAGACGTTGATCCCGGTGTCTGGGGTGCGTGTGTGGTGCTGGTATGGCTGAACAAGGTCGAAGTAGGTTCCCTCACGCTCAGAGAAGCGGTCCTGGCCGTTAAGCTGGAGCTTGCCCGTGACAACTGGGTTTTGTCCCCAGCAGTGCATGTTAAGCGCGGTCTCAGCAAGGACGAAGGCACCGGCGTCAGAGACACCAGAGTCGCCGATTGGGCTGATTGGGAATGGCACATCGGCTCCTGGCACAGAGCAGTATTGGGATCCGTAGAGGATCTCACCCCACTGGTCGCCAGCGTCAAGGCCATCGGCACCTGGGTCCTGGAACAGACCAGAGGCATCAATGAAGGAGACGTTGTGGTCGAAGACACCGCCCGCAACTTGGTCGTAGCCGGAGAAGGCTGCGATACTGTTTGGGAGGGCATCAACGGCATCAGTGTAGTTAAATGGCTGAGCACCGAGAGCGCGGTTCAGGGTCGTGCCAAGAAGGAACGACGCACAGTAGTCCACGTTCTTGTCTGGCTGAACGACGAAGACAAGCTCCTTACAAGGGTGATTGAAGTTAAGCTTGATCTTGTTACTGGACGATCCGACAGACTCGTCACCAGTGAACTGAAGCTGCTCAATCAAGTACTCATGTGGGTTCTGGGCCATGCGGCGACGCTCATCAGTATCAAGGAAGACGTAATCGACGTAGAGCGAAGCAGCAACCAGAGATTTCTGGTAGGCAGTGGCATCCTTCACCGAAGTTCCGCTGCTTGGCTGACCCCAATCATTGGCTGGTGCGGTCGGCATAGTCTGCGATGGGTGATAGTGTGTACCGCCCGGTGTAGCAGTTCCTGGGCCGACGTTGGCGGCCGAGTTGAGGGCAGTTTGGGCGAAGTTGTTTGCGTACGGTCCGCTAGTGACAGAGCTGACAGCCCACAAGACCTCATCCAAAGGACGGAGTTCAAGGTTGATCTTGACCTCGTGGTATTGGAGAGCAATGAGGGGCAACGCAAGTCCTGGGTTACGGCAGAACCAGAATTGAAGCGGGATGTAAAGTGTGGTCTCCGGAAGTGCGTTACGCGGGGCGCACACAGCAGCCGGGACATCAGCAGCAGCACATGCCGATTCAACATCCGCGAAGGATGGATCGATCATGTAGGTCAATTGCGTGGTCTGTCCGACCATCGAATTGTAACCACGCTCCTGCTCGGCAGTCAGTGTAAGCTGCTGCCAAATGTGCATCCAATCACCATACTGGCGGTCGATGCGCTGACCTCCGATCTCAACCTCAACCATTGAGATGAGCTGCTCGCCTGGGTAGTCCAACCAACGAGCATAGGTCTTCTGGCAATCGACTGGTGCGCAGCATCCATCCTGGCCAATCTCTGGGAGAGTGACCTGAAGGTAGGTGCGGTAGGCAAGATCACCATTACGGGAAATGGTACATTGCACACGGCGACCAAAGTCGGCTTGTCCGTTGAACGTCTGTTCAATGGACTCCATGGCAAAGTTGGTGTGACGACGGTAAGTAACCTTCCAGAATGTGATCTGGGGGTTACCTGTGAGATAGACATCTTGAGCGCCATAGGCAACGAGCTGCATTAATCCTCCTCCCATGTTATACTATTGCTAAAGAAAAAAAAATTAGGAAAAACACCATTTTTACTAGTTTTCACCACCAATTTTATTGATATCGAAGTTTTCCATCATGAATTGCCTTAGATATTTGTCAAGGTATACCTCTTTCTTCCCACCATGCTTCCTGGTAAAAACATACGCCTCCTTTTTCTTTTTGACAGTCCAACCGCTTTCAAGGGCGTTGTAGAGGAATGCCATTTTCTGCAGTTGGATCGTGTCCACCTCAACACGTGCTGGGGCCGAGATATGCATATCCATTTCTAAGACAAAGGCTAGAAAAATTGGTTGAATTTTGAACTTGTAATATCTTCCTCTAAACAAGCTATTAAATATATAGTTGGGCCATTATACATATATGCCCAGTTTCAAGCCTAAGGCGAATAAGAAGATATCGACTTGTGATAAGGCTTCTACGACTTTAGACAGCAAACATCAAGAAAAGATGGATGAGTTTGCTGAGATCGAAGGGAGTCTTATACCTGCGTTAGAAACAGAACTGAAGTCTCTAGAGGATATGGCGACGAAAGAGAATCTAAAGTCATACGAGATTGCGGATGTAAAATATAAGATGGATAAACTCAGAAAGCGTATTCGCGATCTCGGAAAGAAAAAGAATCAGTACCTGCTCGACAATTCACATATCATTTTTGAATACTTCGAGAAGAAAAAGGGAATGTCCGAGGGCATAGGGAAGGTAAAAGTTCTGCACTCATTCTTTGCTAAGGGAAAGACACGACCCCAGGGGAATCTCGATGGTGCGACAGATGTCAAGAAGTATCTCTCCAACATCGACGAAAATTTTCTCAACATGGACGACTACAAACTCAATCATGAGGTCTGTCAACATTGTCATGGCGAATTGATTCCAGTGGACCACGAAGGGGTGATGGTTTGCAAAAGTTGTGGCAGACAAATAACTTTTCTCATAGAGCATGAAAAACCTTCCTATAAGGAGCCTCCCAAAGAGGTGTGTTTCTATGCCTACAAAAGGATTAACCATTTCAGAGAGATCTTAGCTCAGTTTCAGGCTAAGGAAACTACACAGATACCGGAAGAGGTCCTGAAAAATATTAAACTACAGATCAAAAAGGAACGGATCAGTCTCAAGCAGATGACGAATAAAAAGGCGAAAGATATTCTGAAGAAATTGGGATACAACAAATACTATGAACATATCCCATTTATAAAGGATAAGCTAGGTATAAAACCACCTATTATGAGCCAAGAGCTGGAAGAGACATTGTGCAGCCTCTTTATGGATATCCAGAAGCCTTATGCGAAACATTGTCCGGACGATCGTGTCAACTTCCTCAACTACTACTATGTGTTGTATAAGATGTGCGAGCTCCTTGGAGAGACACAGTTCTTGCCATATTTCCCCATGCTCAAGGACCCGGTCAAACGGATCGAACAAGACGAAATATGGAAGAAGATTTGCGCTGAATTACACTGGGAGTTTGTACAGACGATATAACCAAATGCCAAAGCATTTACTGTCTGTATGTACCCATGACCGAGTCAACCAGATAAAGCCCGAATCCATAGTTACAATTGAGATGGCTATGGTGTCTTAAATGGTCCTTGGTGTCGCCAGGAGCATTACCATTACTGTGAGATACACATGTATTCATTGTGGCAATCGCCGTCCACAGATATAGGGAATATAAATGAGGTACAAGACCAATGTAGTAGCAAAGGGATACACCTATTACAAAGGAGCCAAGATTACCAATGACATGCTCTGGAAAATCTGCATCCAGAGATTTAGCCACACATAGTCTTCCCCTGTGGTGCGTTTTATGATAGTTCCAGAGCAATTTCGTGTGAAGAGGGCGATGGGTGATATAGAAATAGATGTCACCAGTCACGGTGAACACAGGGAGAAGAAACAGGGATGGGAGTAGACCTAGAGTCTCATTCGGGTAGTATGAGGTCAATATTTGGGACAGCGGTAGCGTGTAGAGAAGTTGATTCTTTAAACTATTGCTTGCAGCCACGAAAAAATCAGCATGATCTTTTTCATCATATAACGAAACCATGGTCCAATAAATGAGCATATGAATGGGGAAAATCATGTTCATGTTATCTATTATCATTTCATCATCTCTAACTGGGTTTGAATTTAACTTCGGTAGCACCTAGACTGCATCCCTCGCAGAATGTAACCGACTGTCCGGAAAGAGAGAAGTCATTTGGTGAAAGCTTGCTCCAGTCCGTTCCCGGATCTAGGATACCACACTTAGTATAGATGTATCCTACAAGCGCACTGCACCAGAACCGATCGGTCTTCTGAGGCCGCGAATCTTTCTTGAATAGAGCTTGTATCCAGTCCTCCGGGACGATATCATAGGGTTTATCGTAGACAACGGTGTGAACCTTCTTAAGGTTTTCCACTGTAAAGTGCGTATCGTCGCACTCCATCCGGCGCAAAAATATACCCTTGCCTTGATAACTAGCTACGATCTCATGTAGCGGTGTAATCTGGACCCCAAGCTTTATCTTACCATCCTGGGGATCTGGTGTCCCTTCCCAGCTAGATTCCCATACAAAGGTGCCCTTCAGACACGGGTGTATAAAGGAGGGATCTTTTAAGATCACGGCGGAGTGCGTGTAGTTACTATGTGTTCCATACTGAATGGCGTCAGTAAACCATCCGAATGGACCTGACGCATGAGTACTGAAGAGTAGTAAGTCACCGGTTTTTAAGTCCATCTATATAGTAACAGCTGAACTTAAAAAATATTATCTACGACGCATTTTACGTCTCCCACCCCTTGATCTTCTTCTGGTCTTCCTACCACCACGGAATACTGATCTCCCCTTGGATCCTATTTTGACAGCCCCCTGTTTAACAGCACGACCTAACCGTCTAGCTGATATCTTGACTTTTCCCATCACACTCCGCAACATCGGTGGACCATCCCTATCCCCACCCATTCGTCTCCTCCGGGTGCGTCCCCCTCGGCGTCTCCTCTTAGTGCGACCACCTCTGCGTCTCCTCTTAGTGCGACCACCTCTGCGTCTCCTCTTAGTGCGACCACCTCTACGTCTCCTCTTAGTGCGACCACCTCTGCGCCTACGACTCTTGCCACCACCTCGATACTTACCCCTTGAATACTGAGAAGGAATACCCGGGTCCCCCGGAGCGCAACAACCACTGTTTTCACTCATTATACACTAGTGAGTGAAAATAATTTCCCATAACGGTTACTTAGCGTCTACGTCTCTTGGTGCGGCCACCTCTGCGTCTTCTCTTGGTGCGGCCACCTCTGCGTCTTCTCTTGGTGCGACCACCTCTACGTCTCCTCTTAGTGCGACCGCCTCTACGTCTCCTCTTAGTGCGACCGCCTATCTTCTTCCTCAATAACCCGGAGAACGGTCTCGAACCAGGCCCATCCAGAGTTGGCACGCCTGTATATTCAGCAACGATTGTTCCCCCATCGCCCCAATCGCCTCTGTTGGAAGAAGATCCAGATCGTGTTGTACTGGGGGCTGCTGTGCTGCTGCCACTTTCTACTGTTTTCTGCTGTAACCTGCGTATATAGTCTTTCGTTCTCTCTCCTAGATCTCTATACTTAGCGAGTTTCCTCTCACACGTAGCGAGTTTCTGCGCCATATGTCTCCTGTCCTCTTCGTCATCCGAAACACTATGCTGCCTTAAAGACACTTTTTTAGCCTTAGCTGACATTCTATATATTATACGCAGAAGTTATCTCCTGCGTCCCCCGGATTTTCTCGTTTTCTTTTTGCCTCCCCTACCCCTTCTCTTAACGTGACCACCTCTTCGTTTCCTCTTGGTGCGGCCACCTCTGCGTCTTCTCTTTGTGCGGCCACCTCTGCGTCTTCTCTTTGTGCGGCCACCTCGCCTAGACCTTCGTCTCATCCCTCCACTCTGCCCCTCTGAGGAGCCCGTGCAGCATCCATCCTCATCGCCACCACTATCGTACCCGTCCCCCCCGTACTCCTGTGGCATCAAACCTTGACCCTTTCCTCCTCGCATCGTTTTTATACGCATCTCTAATATCAGGTGAGATTTTTCTATATTTTTCTTCGTCGCCCAAATTCTTTGAGCTCATCATGTTGTTTCTCCCACTGCTTTCTATGCTGCTACCATTCGGGCCAGGATCCTCGATAGGGTCGCCCAAAATCATCATCCAAAACTGTGAAATGCCTCGGCTCATATGTTCTCTTGCCAACTAACTTCGGCCTGCTTATGACAGGTGAAGTGTTTCGTGGAGGATCTCTGTTACAACCTACTAAATTCCCCATTATATACAATTAACTAAGGAAATGTAGCGTGCTTCATAATAGTTCCTAGAGAGGAGACAATTATTATAAAGTTGGACTGAGTTTACATACGTGGGAATCCGACCAGATTGGCACCAACGCCGAATCCAGCTCCCGAGCGCGCGGAGACCGCAATGCTTGGGACATATGTATCCAGGATGCTAAATGTAGCAGCTGCCGTAAGAGCAATCAACATAATTTCATCGATGTTCAATGAACGTTTCGGGATTGCATAGGCCGCCAGTGCAACCATGATACCCTCAACTACGTATTTAACGATCCGTCTGACGAGTTCGCCAAGATCAAGCATGCTCGCTATACCTGCCATTATATACTTCCTCAAGAAAAAAATATATTGATGATAAAGGTGCTTAAACTCATCTGGGACCGCAATATATATAATGACAGATTTACCATTCGAAAGAAAAATGACTCCATCTGGGGACACCAATCCTAAATACATCGACTTGTTGGATGAGGATAAACCAGTAGCAGGACAGAAATTCGCATGTCTATCTTTCGTCTCGCCTGAAAATATTCTGGAGAGAAAGGAGTTGTTCTACTTTCAGGAGTTCCTAAAACACTGGGATTTCACTAAAGGAGTACAGAAATTTACCCAGTTTCTCAACTTCTTGGCATTCAAATATGACATCGATTTCGACAACATCATGTCAGATCTGGATGAATTTATGAAAAGTGAAGGAGACAAACTTGCAACCACAACCATCCAGGATGATTACAAGAATTTCGTTGATGCGAAGGAAGATGATCTCCAGAAGGCATTCGATAGTCAAAATCAATTCCAGACTAATACGCGCGGACTAAAAATCAGGGGATGCTACCCTACACAAGAGGAGGCCGAGCTACGCTGTAGGATGCTACGTGAAGTTGATCCTCACCACAATATTCTTGTGGGTCCTGTGGGAATGTGGGTACCTTGGGACCCGGAAGCCTACCGTACAGGCCGTGTTGAGTATCT